CATACTTCTTATCAGTAGGATCATTATCGAAAGTCTGACCACCTAAGCCAGTACCTCCGCCAGCCACACCAGCACCATTAAGTGCTTCAGAGACTGCTACACCCTTGAGGACAGAAAGCAAGGAATCATGCTCATCCTGGGCACGAGTTTCAGCAAAGTCTCGTGCAACTTTGGCCAGGCCGTCCTGCTGAGTAACAACCTGCTTCATGTTGACCTTTTCCGCACCGTGCGTACGAACAGTCTTGATATACTTCAGGAAGTCCGAAGTATAAGAAGTCTTAGTACCATCAGTATCATCAGTCAAAGAAGCAACATTGATAGTCGGGTTTAACGGCTTGAACCATCTCATCTGACCGACAAACGTCTCAGTGTTTGTATCGATCTGAGGATTATCACCAACGATGCCCGTTCCAGTCAGCTTCTTAGCATTAGTATACGCTTCATCGGTATACGCTGAGAGAGCTTCCTGAAGGACATAGTTGTCGGCACCCGTCAAAGGGTTGCCAACCGGATCATAAACAGACATATATTATTGTATCCTTTAGTTTCGCTGCTGGTGAGGAAGTTTACCTGCAGCAGCAAGTTTTAAGACCTCGTCTTGCGACTTAGAAAACAAAGATTCATTATCTTTAGCCGTAGACGTTACTTGAGTACTGACATCAGGAGTGGTTCTCCCACTACCTGTCGAACGCTGAACTTTAAATAAGAAAGAATTAGTATTGTCCTCTGCAAAAGCAGAAACATATTCCTGGATAGATTGTCCAGAACGATGCACCCAGACACCGCTTTCAGTTTTGACCAACTGATCTACAATATCACGACGAGCCATTTCATAAGACTTGTCATTTTTGAATTCTAGAGCAGATAGTGCTGCGCGAACATCATTATCTCTAGTAAGCTCAACATTCTGCGAAATAAGAGTCTTATTCTCTTTCGCGAGCTGTTCGAGCTTCTTCTCGTAAGCTGCTTTATGATTCCCCTCTTCTTCGAGACGTTGAATCTCAGCTAAACGCTTTTCTTCCTTAATCTTTTCAGCTTCCTCTACCGCCTTATCTCGTAACTGGTAAGCTTTATCAATATTTTCTTTCATAGGCTTAAGTTGCTTTGCTACTTCTTCCTGAAGACGTTTCTGAAAAAGATCATCTTCAGGATCCAACTTAGGAGGATCTTCAGTAACAACTGGTTCTTCAATTACCGGTTCGTTAACGGGATTGGGGTTAGGATTCGGATCTGCCATTTTATCACCTTTGAGTACAACTCATGAATAAAGGATACAATCCTTTTATTCAGTTTTGAATGCAAAATCAAAAGATATTACATATCATTAAGTTATCGGCATTAACTAGCCGACACCATACCAACTGTAGTCTTCACTGAAATCTAATGGAACCTTTTCAAGGATATCGTCTTTAGTTAAGACATCTTCTGGCTTTACTAATTTTCCGTTTATTCTGGATTTGCCCGGAACGGGTATCAATCCAGTTTTAATTGCACGCTCCAAATAAGCCTTATGTAAATGAGAAGGCAATCCTCTTGCTTTCATTTCTTTTAACACTTCTTCAATGATATTTATATCAAGTGTCTTGCCATAAAGCTTACGTAATGCATGTCTAGCAGGGATCATATCTGCAATATTAGTAAAGAATGCATCGTGAACAGTAGAGGTTCCTATTTTGTTTTCTCTACCCCATAGATGAAAATTCTTTACCAACGTTGCATCGTTAGAATGGTTGCCATTAACTGCAAAAGCCGTACGTGCTTTAGTTATATTCGCAATATCATTAATCTTACCATCCTTATTAATGACCTGTTCCCACCAAGTAGCCTCTGTCTTTTGAGGCACTTGTAAAATATTAGTAGACCAATTGCCAAACTTATCCTTATAAATGAGACGTTCATTAAATGTTTGAGTGAAGTTTTGTTCAAGAACTTTTCCATCAAAATTAACCCAGGGAACATTAGTCCAACTTTTGGGTAATTTATTCGCATAGAATAGCTCTACTTCGCTTACTGTCTTCAACTGAAGTAATTCAAGTTTGAGATATTTCGCACCAGTACGTCTTGTACCGGGCTTCTTGACACCATAGATAACCTCATCTAAGGTATCTCCTGGTTTGTAAAAACCAAATTTCTTTAAAGCTTTTTCCGAAACAGGTTCCCCAGCTCTTAATCCTAGAAATTCACTAAGACGATCAGGCAAGATAAAACCTTTCTTACGTGATCCTCTTAATTTTAACTTCATAATTGTTTTCCAATCGAAGTTTGAGTTAGAGGGCTTGGCATGTGTCAAGAAGTCCTGGGCCAGTTCACCAAAGAACTTGGTAAAATCCTTTAAAATAGGCGTACGATCAGAAAGATGTTCACTCATAATTTTAGCGATATTTTTGAAATCCTCAGGAGTAACCACTTTGTTATATTGGAGTGACATCTTTTCAACTAAGTCTTTGGTTTTAGGATCTAGGAACCATAGCTGTTCCATGATCTCATCTCCTGGATCTATACCTTTATTAAAAATATCTCTAACATTATCTCTAAGTGCACGCAATTCTAGGGCGTCTTCTGGGCTCCATCTTTCCACTCGTGCAATACGAGCAGATATTTCATTCAAGACTGTTTCTCTTTCAGAGGCTTTAACAACAAGAACATCTACATCCTTATCTAGAATCTTAGACAATTTACCTTCTACATTTAATGCACCGGTACGTTCACCAGCACCGTAGAAGGTTACCATATTTTGGGCTTTAGCCGCCTTTCTAAGATCTTTCTCTGTTAATCCTAGCTTTTCATTTATTCTCTTGAAACGAGGATCATTGTATGTATCAGCTGCGATCTCATCATACAGACGTTTCTTATAATCTGTCGGGATGACATTACTAAATTCAGCCAATTGTTTGTTACGTGTTGTAAGTGCAATGATCTGAGCGCCAGAACTAGAGGCATCTTGCTCAAGTGCCAGAGCGGTTCTGTACTTAGTGAGATTCTTTAAATTACTTGCAGAATAAGGGTTTTCGCCTGTAGCATTCTTTTTCCAATTCCAACTCCAAAGCTCTGCCTCCTTATCTCCATACTCATACTTATAGGGTTTCTTAGCTTTACCTACCTTAATAGTACCCAAGGGTTCTAAGGTAACATCGTCTAACACCCACTTTTCAGATGTTAATTTTACATCTGGCACTTGTGCCTTGGTAGGTACTTTGAACTTTGTTCCATTAGGTGCTTTATAGACGTATAATGTTTTACCTTCTAGATTTGAAGACATTGCTTTTAACGCATCATCAAGATTGTCTGAAAATGAGATACGTTTTGTAACAGCATCTTCATAACCCTTCTTAGTTAAGAAATTAGAGGGAATTCTAGGCTTTAAATCCAGATTAGAAAGAGGACGAGTACTGACATGAAACAAACCACCTGTAGTTGCGAAGTCTCCCGTTTGCGCTCTAAGGAAATCGTCTATCTTGGCATACTCAATAGCGAACCGATAAAACTTTCCTAATTCTTCGCCATCAATCTGATTAGCTAATTCTGATTCTAATACTTTACGAATATCGTTGGGTTTCCCACGTCTCATATGATTGCCAATACGAACAAGCTCAAGTCTATGCTTATCAGCAATCTTTTGACGCCCAGTATAGCTCAAAGAGTTATAGCGACCCTCTAAACGATCACTAATACCACCCAAGAACATTCCTACCTGGTCTTTAAAATTTCTATAATCTTCAGGACTAAAGTTCTTTTCAACAGCAGTATTCAAGAAAGGTCTAAAGGTCTCACCAGCTTGTGGACCTATGAGTCCTCTCTCATAAATACGTGCTCGATGATCGATAAAAGGCAAGTTACTAAATACTGCCTTTTTGTCTCTCAACCATTCCATAGCCTTGAATCGTTCATAAGTATCGCCCCTAGCAGCAATATACTTGCGATACTCATTAAGATCATCATAAAGAGCCGCCTTACCTTTGTCATCCTTAAAGTATAGAAGCTTTTTAACAAAATCATAATAGTCCTCATCGATTTTGTATTGACTTTGTCCTGCCCAATTAAGAGCACTAGCAAAATCTCGATCTACAAAACTCGTTGGAAAGTCAGAGAAACTAGAAGTGGAAGTAATAGGGATCCTAGTGTCTTCCCACAATCCACGTCTTTTAATAAAATAAGTCTTATAACCAGGCCTAATCAACAATTGGTTTGCCTTATTAAGAGAAGGAACACGCATTCCTAATTCGATTTCACGAGTCAATTTAGCATATTCTTGAATACGTGGATCATTGATCCTGATATTATAAGAGATAGTATCGTAATAAGGACCAAAATATTTGCCGCTTATACGACTCTTCATACGACGTTTTTGTACACCAAAAGTCTCTACAGTAAAGAATTTCTTTACATTCCTCGCTTCTAATAGACTTTTAGCAGCTCTA